GTGTTTCCGAAGACGAACTCCCTGTGGACGTGCGGGGAGTGGCACCCTCAGTCGATGAGGCAGGTGAATGAAAAAGCATCCGAAGATAGAGCTGCCTGACCCGCCCAAGACGGCTGGTCCTGAAGTCAGTCAGCACGCACTCCAGCAGATGCGGGAGGTGCAGGCCGAGCTTGCATCCCGCCGCCTGGAGTCGTTGCGGCTCTATCGCCCCATGCCCCATCAGGAAGAGTTCCACAAGTGCATGGCGAGCGAACGGATCGTGCTGGGTGGTAACCGAGGTGGTAAGTCTCTGGCTGTCGCGGTGGAGGCGGCTCGCGCTGTGACGGGCCAAGACCCCTACGGTAAGTATCCAGAGAAGGACGGCAACCTCGCCATCGTCGGCCGCAACTGGCCACACATCGGGCTCGTCATCTATCCGATCCTCTTCAAAGCCGGGGCGTTCCGCATCATCCGCGATGAAGAGACGGGAGAGTGGCGTTCCTTCCGCAAGGGAGACGACAAGGCCAAAAGCAAGCCAGCCCCGCCACTGATTCCGCCGCGGTTCATCAAAGACATGAGCTGGGTGCTGAAGAACGCCGGCTATCTCAATAAGGTCGAACTGACCAACGGCTGGAACATCTGGTGCTTCTCATCTGAAGGCGAGCCGCCCCAGGGCTATCAGGCCGATTTTATTTGGCTGGACGAGGATTTGAACAACGAGCGTTGGGTGGGGGAGTGCCAAGCCCGACTGGCGGATCGCAAAGGCCGCTTTGTGTGGGCAGCCATGCCGCACTCCAAGAACGACGCGCTCATTGGTCTGTGCGAGCGTGCCGACAAGGCGATTGAGAACGGCGAAGAGAATCCGATCATCCGCAAGTTCACGTTCAGGTTTTTAGACAACGACTTTATCGATGATGAGGAAAAGCGGAAGAACATTGAGCGGTGGAGCGCGCTAGGCCAAGAAGAACTGAAGATGCGCGCCGAGGGTGAGTTCACGACCGAATCCACCCTCATGTACCCGACGTTCAACCAGTCGGTCCACATCCTGCCCAGGGAAGAGTTGCCAGCCGGTCAGGTGCCGCCGGATTGGACCCGCTATGTGGCCATCGATCCTGGTCATGCGGTGATGGCGTGCGTCTTCGGGGCTGTCCCGCCAGACGAGAAGTTCCTGCTCATCTACGACGAACTATATATCCGGCAGTGCAACAGCCTGATCTTTGGCGAGCGCTTCTGGGAGAAGGCCCAGAACCAGCACTTCTACAACTACATCATGGACATGCACGGTGGCATGCTGCGTGACCTTGGGTCAGGCCGACTGCCCCATGAGTTGTATTCGGAGGAGTTGAAGAAGCGGAACTGCCGCTCCCAGATATCTGGCTTTGGGTTCATGCCTGGGTCCGACGACATCCCGGCCCGCACGGCGATGGTCCGTCAGATGCTGCACATCCGCGGCGACGGGACGACCAAGCTCAAAATCCTGGAAGGCTCCTGCCCCAACCTTCTTAGGGAACTGAGGCGCTACCGAAAAAAGACGACTACCGTCAACGGGCAGGTCTATGTGACGGATGAGCCGCAGACCCGCGGCGAGGTCCACGCCTGTCAATGTTTTGACGACCAGACGGAAGTGCTGACGGAGTCGGGATGGCGACTGTTTCGTGACGTTCCGGATGCGGAGCGAGTGGCCACCGTCAATCTGGAGAATGGCTTTCTGGAGTATCAGCATTTTACGCAAAGGATCGAAAGGCCGCACGCTGGGGAGATGGTCCGCATTTCCTCCGCGCGTGTAGATGCGCACGTAACGCCCGACCATCGCATGGTCACGCTGGACCGCCACGGTGAATATCGCGTCCGGGAGGCTGGCGACCTGCGCATCACGGATCGGTTTACGAACCGCGTGCAGTGGGATGGCGTTAAGCGCACGGGGCCTGTGCTTCTTCCGTCCGCGCCTGGAGGAAAAAAGGAGTTTGAGAAGGAGATCGACCCGCATGTGTGGGCGGAGTTCCTTGGGTGGTTCTTGTCAGAGGGCTATGTTGACAAGACGCCACGCTGCCCCGGCAGCGGCTACAGGGTCGTCATCGCGCAAAAGAAGCCGCTTGGCAGGGCTTTCCTGAAGTCTCACCTCGCCCAGCTTCCGTTTCGGTGGGTTGAGACGCCAGACGGTTTTCAGGCATCCAGCAAGCAGCTGTGGTCTGCTTTAAGGCCATTTGGTGGGCAATATGAAAAGTATGTGCCGCAGTGGGTTCTGGACTCCGACAAAACGATCTTGCGAGCCTTCCTAGACGGCGCCCTGGACGGCGACGGGTGGACCAGCACGCAGACCCACTTGCCGCGATATGGGTCTGTCAGCAAGCAACTGGCGGACGGATTGCAGGAGATCATGCTGAAGATGGGCATGTCCCCATCCATGTACACGCAGCCCGCTGGCGTCGATTCAATTATGGGCCGCGTCTGCAAGACGCGAGAGTTCTACCGCGTTGTAGCGTGCCGCCAGCGGCCGATTGCATTGCGAGACTCTCGCGGCACGCCTTCGTTTGCGCCCAGCGATTACGAGGGCATGGTCTATTGCCTCTCGGTGCCCAACACAACGCTCATCGTTCGCCGTGGTGGTAGGCCGATTATCGCGGGAAACTGCCTGGAATACCTCTGTGCCTACGAGCCCAAGTACCACGCCCCGCCGAAGACCTATGGTCCCGATCCGTGGTGGGTGAAGTACCTGTCCGAGAAGAAACGCCGCCAGCGGGAGTCCGAAGACCCTGCGTTGTATCTAGCCCCGAAAGGATTTGGAAAATGACCGACTTTGCTATGCCGAAGGCCGACCTGGGTGACTTTGTCCAGTACTACCGCCATGAAGGTGCCGAGCCCAACGTGGGCATCGTGACCTCCGTCTCGTCCCGCACGCTCACGCTCTGGGTCATCGCCCCGGGCTACGGTGGCGTGGAGCGTCCGAGCGTCCATCACGTCACCGATCCAGGGGTGGCGGAGTTCCCGGCCTGGAAGGAATACGGCTTCTGGGACCTGCGTAAAGGCAAGGATGCGATTCTCTCGGAAAAGGTGGCCTTGCTGGAGAAGAAGCTGGCTGACCTGGAGGGGAAAAAGGCCCGCTAGGACACTGATCCCATAGGAGAACCTAGATGGCCGACGAGAATCCCCTGCGCCCCATAGTCGCCACTTGGCTGAAGAAGATCGAACTAGCCAAGAAGCACAAGAAGCCCTTTGCCGATGATGCGGCGGAGGCTCTGGGCTTCTATGACAGCGATCCTGACACCATGTGGAAGGATTCGGCGGCGCGTGGGGACAAGGGCTACAACAAGGGGATTGATGCCCCGCCGATCCGGTTGTGCATCAACCGTGTCTGGGAGGCCGTGCGTCTGTTTGCGTCGGTGATCCATCACCGTAACCCGCAGCGGACGGTCAGCCCGAAGGAGTACCCCATCGTCGGCCCGGCTCTCCTGGGCATTTTCCCGCAGCAGCCGGTTCCCCAGATGGGTCCAGAGGGTCCTGTGATGGGGCCCGATGGCCAGCCGGTGATGATGCCGGACCCCGGGATGCAGATGTACGAGCAGGGTCTTCAGCAGCAGCAGATGATGTGGGAGCGCCGCAAGGTGATCGCCCAGCTGCTGGAAGGCTATTTGAACTACACCCCCAACGAGCTGAACCTCAAAGGCCACTCTCGCAAGGTGGTGGAAGAGGCGTTCATTAAGGGTGCCGGCGTCTGGTGGCACGAACTCTATTCCCCTTCTGGTTCGCAGGTGAAGTTCGCTGGGTCGTTCTTTGACTCCATCGACAACATCGTCTGGGACCCGGATGCCGATGAGTTTGAAGACATCCGATGGGCCGCCCGCAAGCGGACGCAGCCCATCGATGAGGTGGCAGCGAAGTTCGGCCTGTCTCGCGATGCCCTGAAGGGTCACATCGAATCCTACGCCTCTCGCACGGAGGAAGGTGAGCGTGGCTACGAAACCAAGCGCAAGAACGGCAAGACGAACGACCTCATCTGCTACTGGGAGATTTACTCTAAGACCGGCTTTGGAGATCGCCTGAAGGACGCCGACAAGGACCTGCAAGGGAAGTTTGATTCGTTAGGCACCAACTGTTACATCGTCGTCGCAGAGGGCGTGGAGTTCCCGCTGAATCTCCCCCCTGCCCTGCTCCAGGAAGAAGCCGGCGAGAACGGGGTGCCACAGAACTTCTTCATGGCCGCCCAGTGGCCGATCCCCTTCTGGGCGGAACCCAACGGCTGGCCCTTCACGCTCCTGGCATGGCACGGCAAACCCGGCTACTCCTGGCCGATCTCCTTGATCCGCCCTGGTATTTCGGAGTTGAGGTTCATCAACTGGGCGATGTCGTTCCTCGCCACCCGGATCGCCACGTCCTCGCAGACGCTGATCGGTGTCGCCAAGGCCGCCGACCCAGACCTGAAGGCCAAGATTCTGGAGAAGTCGGAGAAGGGATTCAACATTGTTGAAATCTCGGAGGCGGTAGGCAGATCGGTCAGTGACGTGATCTCGGTGTTCCAGACTCCTGGCGTGACCCAGGACATGTACCAGATCATCAGCGAGGTCACCGCACTCTTCGACCGCCGCGTGGGGCTTACTGAACTTTTGTATGGTATGACCCGGAATCAGT